CAGAACTGCAAACATCTAGCTCAGCACTCACTGGCATGTCTATGTCAGTCAGCGTGGTGTGGACGGAAGAGGCATTCTTCCCGCCCGGTAACTAACCAGAAAAGGGCCGATGCCCAGATAGGGTATGACCCAAGAAAAGAAAGCCGCGCCGGATTGGGAGCGCATCGAGGCGGATTACCGGGCCGGTTTGCTGTCGGTTCGGGAGATTGCTGCATCGCAGGGCATTACGCACGGCGCCATCAACAAGCGCGCCAAACGCGACGGATGGGAGCGGGATCTATCCGCAAAGATCAAAGCCAAGGCCGATTCGCTGGTATCCAAGCGTGAGGTATCCACTCAGGTATCCGCGGAAAAGGTGGTTACCGACAGGCTGATCGTCGAGGCGAACGCCGAGGTAATCGCCCAGGTCCGCCTTTCGCATCGCGCCGATATCTCCCGCTCGCGTCGCCTGGTGATGACCCTTCTCGAGGAGCTGGAACATCAGACCGAGCACCGCGAGCTTTACGAGAAGCTGGGCGAATTAATGATGTCGCCCGACGAAAACGGGCGTGACAAGTTATTCGAAGCGTACATGAAAGCCATGGCGCTGAGCGGCCGGACTTCGACCATGAAAGCGCTGTCTGATTCGCTAAAGACGCTGATTGGCCTTGAGCGCGAGGCCTACGACTTAGTGGGGGCGCAAAAGGTCGAGGTGACCGGAAAGAACGGCGGACCCATCGAAACACGTCGCGCACAGGACATGACGGATGACGAACTCGCCGCTTTCCTTACAGCAGGCGGCGCAGGAACTATGGATTCGCCGCAGGGCTAGAGGGGACGTACTCTCCTACGCCCAAGCAATCGAGATACCTGGCAAGCCCGCCAGCGAAGATCCTGATACGGAGTTCTTCGAGCCCATCGAAACGACGATGGCGCAGCACCACCGCCTCATTCTTGAGACGATGGAGCGGATCAGCAAGACGCCGCACGGTCGGGCAATGTTCTTCATGCCGCCTGGTAGCGCGAAGTCGACTTATGCGTCGGTCGTATTCCCATCGCGCTACCTCGGCGCGGAGAAGAATCGCAAAGTCATTCTCGCGAGCTACGGCGATGATCTCGCCCGAAAGATGGGGCGTCGCACGCGCTCGATCATCAAGCAAAAGCGGTTCAGGAGAATCTACGATTGCGAATTAACGACCGAATCGTCGGCGGCGCAAGAGTTCTCCCTGACCAACGGTAGCGAATACATCGCGACCGGGATTCTGGGTGGCGTCACTGGCAACCGCGCAAACGGCATCATTATTGATGACCCGGTGAAGGGCCGCGAACAGGCTGACTCACCGACGATCCGCGACAAGACATGGGACGCGTATAACGACGACCTGAAAACTCGCCTGATACCTGGCGGGTGGATGGTCCTGATCCAGACGCGCTGGCATGAGGATGACCTCGCTGGCCGCATCCTCCCAGAAGATTGGAAGGGCGAATCAGGCCCGATTCTTTGCCGCGACGGCAATGTATGGGAAGTCGTCTGCCTCCAGGCGCGCTGCGAAGTTAAGAACGATCCTCTCGGTCGAAAGATCGGCGAATACCTGTGGCCGCAATGGTTCACGGAAAAGCACTGGGCGCAGTTCCAGAGCAATGTCCGCACGTGGGCGTCGCTATATCAGCAATTGCCACGGCCGCTCGAAGGCACGCTATTCAAGGTCGAAAACATGCTGGTCAACGGCCAGCCTGTTCCGATGCCGCGGCAGTGCGATTACGTGTTTGCCATCCTGGATTCAGCCCTAAAGGCGGGAGACAAGAATGACGGTACGGCCGTCACCTACTTCGCCCGCAACAGATATCACGGACAAAAGCTAATCATTCTCGACTGGGATATCACTCAGATCGAGTCCGATTTGATTGCTGAATGGTTCCCATCAGTCATGCATCGCCTAGGCGAGTTGGCGAAGATGACAGGTGCGAGATTGGGCGCGATTGGTAGTTTCGTGGAGGATAAGGGAAGCGGTATCACCCTCCTCCAGCGTGCCGCGCGCAGTGGCTGGCCGGCAGAGGCGATCGACAGCAAGCTCACATCCATGAGCAAGGATGCCCGCGGAACTGGCGTGTCCGACTTCGTGCATCACGGTGACGTCAAGATTTGCGAGCACGCCTATAACAAGGTCGTTGAGTACAAAGGCCGAACGCAGAACCACTTCCTGAGCCAATTCTTCGGATACCGGCTTGGCATCCCCAACCAAGCTGACGATTTATACGATACCGGAGTCTATGGGATCGCTATCGGGCTGGGCGATTCAGACGGTCTATAGCGACTAAACAACCTCATGGCAGAACTCACAATCACTGGCGGGGCCATGAACGGCTCGACGCTCGGCGGGACGTTGTATAAGCGATGCGGAAGATGCGAAATAGAAAAGCCTCATGCCGATTTCTACAAAGATAGGAATCGAAAAGACGGCCTGACGCCACAGTGCATCGCATGTAGAAAGCAAAGTTACCGTGACAATGCGCCGCGCCGCATTGCTGCCATGGGTGAGTGGGCCAAGAAAAACGCGGAACGTAGTCGGCAGATAAAGCGTCGCTACGCTGAAAAATTCCCCGAACGCGTTCAGGCAAGCAGGAAGGCTTGGGAAATTGCGAATCCTGCAGCCAAAGCGGAAAAAGAGGCGAGACGCCGAGCTGCAAAATTGAATGCGACCCCGAGATGGAACGATGTGGACCGGATGCGCGAATTCTATTTCGCCGCCGATTTCCTGAGCATGGTCACTGGCGAGTGGTATCACGTAGATCACATCGTGCCGCTTCAATCAAAATTGGTTTGCGGGTTCCACGCGGACTCGAACCTACAGGTTGTGCCGGGTGCGCACAATCAAGCGAAGGGCAATCGCTGGTGGCCCGATATGCCCTAATGTCACAGAGAGATCGGAAAGTGTTCGAATATGGCAACCATTGACCTCATAGGATCGAGCCTAAACTCCTCTCTTTACGATCTCTTGATGTCGGATGAGATTGTTCCCGGATTTGAGCCGAGTTATCAACTCTGCAAAACCATCTATACGGCGCACCCCCTCGGCGCCAAGATGATCGATGGCCCGATCAAGATGGCCATGAGCCAAGAGCGGGAAATCTCGATCCCCGGCTCGCCGGAGGAGCGGGTTCGCGATGCCTTCCGCCGCGAGTGGAAGAAGATCGGCGCTGATGGGTTCATCTCGAATACCAAGCGCCTGTCGATGATCTACGGCGCCTCGGCGATTGTCTGGGGCGCGAAAGACGTCGACACCAATGAGCCGATCCCGCCCGAGAAGATCGCCAGTCTTGACCTGTATTTCAACTGCCTCGATCCGCTGAATACCGCTGGATCACTGGTGCTGAATCAAGACCCGAACGCGATCGACTTTCAGCGCCCCACTCTCGTGACGGCTGCGGGTCAGAAGTATCACCCCTCGCGCTCGCTGGTCTATTTCAACGAATCGCCGATCTACATTCAGTACACGAGCTCGGCATTCGGCTACACGGGCCGCTCGGTCTATCAGCGACCGCTCTATCCTCTGAAGTCGTTCATTCAGTCGATGATCGCGGACGACATGATCTCGCGCAAAGCCGGGGTCATCGTCGCCAAGATGAAGCAGGCTGGCTCAATCGCGGATCGAGCGATGGCCGTCCTGCAAGGCATCAAGCGCAACGTCGTCAAGGAAGCCGAAACCAACAACGTCATCAACATCACTCCCGAAGAGTCGATTGAGACGTTGAATATGCAGAACACGGATACGGCGCAGACGACAGCTCGAAAGAATATTCTCGAGAACATCGCGGTCGCCACTCCGATGCCGGCCAAGATGCTGAACTCGGAATCGTATGCCGAGGGGTTCGGCGAAGGCACGGAAGACGCCAAGGACGTGATCCGGTTCATCGATGGTCTGCGGCAGGACATGCAGCCTCTGTATGACCTGTTCGATAGGATCGTGATGTACCGGGCTTGGACGCCGGAATTCTACGAGACGATCCAGAACGAATTCCCCGAATGGAAGAAGGTGCCTTATGAAAAGGCGTTCTACGACTGGGTGAATGCGTTCGAGGCAGTTTGGCCATCGTTGATGGTCGAGCCGGAATCGGAATTGGTGGGCGTCGAAGAGGCGAAGCACAAAGTCATCGTCGCAACGATGGAAGTCCTCCTGCCACAAGCAGATCCAGAGAACAAGGCCACGATCATCCAATGGGCCTGCGACAACCTGAATGAGAACAAGCACCTCTTCAGGCATCCGCTAAATCTGGATTATGAGGCGCTCGCCAATTACCAGCCCCCGCAGCCGATGGAAGAGCCGCACGAACCGAAACCTTTTAGCTCGTCAGTCTGACTTTCTACTACAGGGGTGGAAATGGATGATCACGAAAAACGCGAAGCCAGAGCAATCAAGGTTCGCCAGTTGATATGGGATCTCGCCGATATTCTTGAATCGGATTTTGAGGCGATTGAAGAGTGCGTGGACCATCTATATTCCGATGATGCGCGCGATCTCGCCAAAGTACTGAATCGAATACAGGCAATGGCGCTTGAGCGCATCTACATCTGATGGCCTCTTTCTTCGAAACGATCTCCGAAGCCATCCGCGAATTCGAGCAGACCGGCTTTGACAGCGTGCATCGTCTCGAATACTGGCTCGGAAAGATTCGTGAGTCCGCGGCCCAATCCCTGACGCCAGAAAGCGTGCTCGAAGAGCAACTGAACAAGACGTTCGGGAGCATCTATCGGCGCATGATCGATGACGGCCAGATCGTCAAGAATCATCCGGGCATCTCGCGGTTCACCATTGACCGGCTGAAGCCAAAGTTGCGAGGCGAACTGGACCGCCGCATGGCCGTCTCGCGCGGGCTGATCAAGCTCAACCGTGACGCGATGATGGAGAAGGTATCGCAGCGGTTCGCGGGCTGGGCCTCGTCCATTCCCGATGGCGGAAGCCGCGCGGTCGACGTCAAGGAAACGAAGGATCACATCCGCAAGGCGCTTACGTCGCTTCCGTTCACTGAACGGCGCGTGATGATCGACCAAGGCACGAAGTTCGTCTCAAGCCTGAACGAAATCATCGCGACGGATGGCGG